TCTGGGCAGGTAGAAGGCCGTGATAGAGACGATAAGTATCCTTATGGGATAGTAACCCTATTGTGTATTTCTGTAACTGATTGATTATTTCAATTAGTTCCATCCTCATTGATAACCATCTATTAACTAAATAAGGAGAAAACTTTTTATGATCAATGTCTGTATATTCAGACCAAGCTTTCTTCTTATGAGTCATTCCATCAATAAAATCGAAAATAGTTGCAGGTTTCTTTGTCATAATTTATATTTTTGTTTATACTTTTCTATATAATGTTCTCCAATAGCTAATTCCAAAAAAATTGAATCTTCTGGCACTCCGGGAAGTTTCTTTTCATTAACATGGTCGACATTCTTGTTCTTATAAACTTTCATTTTAGTTCTAGCATTTTTTCGATTAGAAGTTTTGAATACTAAAACTACTGGTTCTTTTGGATATGAAGCTCCCATTACTTACTAGGTGTTACTGGTCTAAACTCTTCTGGAATATGTCCACAATCATCACATCTGAATACTGGGATTGGAACTACTGTGTCTTTGTCAGCACCAGTTACGAATCTAGATATCTTGTTAATACTCATTACTTGTCTAAAATACATTCCGCCACATTCTGTACAAATCATTGGTTTTAGATCTGCGGGATTGATATTTGGTTGATTCGGATTCATCATAATTCATTCATTAATTTAACAAACATTGACATAATATTAATTTCTTTGTCGACTACATGAGAGTCGGTATATTGAGATTCTGCAATTATCAATATACAAGAAGCTATTGACCCGGTTGCAAATTCATCTAGATTTTCATACAAATATGTATATAATGGAGTAAAATCTTTAACTTTTGAATCGGCAATAATTTGTCGAATATTTTTAAAAGTTTCTTTTTTATCTTTTACATCCTTTAATAATTCAAGTAATTTAGTCATATAATTAGCTTGTACAACACTATTTTTATCTAATGTTAATTTACCTTTCACAACATGACTTTGTGCTCCATTAATGGCTCTACGAATATCTGGATATGAAGAGTTGATAATAGCTGCTACATCTTTAATGTCATATTCAACTTGTTTTTCTTCTAATACCGTTACTAATCGTTGAGCTACATCTTTTTTTGAAGGGGGTGTTATGCCAAATGTTTGACATCTTGATTGTATTGGATCTATAATTTTTTCAACATAGTTACATGTTAATATAAATCTAGTAGTCTTACTATATGTTTCCATTAAGTTTCTCAATGCTGCTTGTGCATTTGGTGTCAAATAATCTGCTTCATCTAATATAACAATTTTCCATCTTTTAAATCCTACTGTAGATGCATATCTTTTTATTTTATCTCTTACTGCGTCTACTGAATTTTCGTCAGATGCATTTATATACATTAAGTCTGCATCTACATTGTTTGCTATAATTTTTGCTAATGTAGTCTTACCAGTTCCTGCTTGACCATAAAATAGCAAATGTGGAACATCTCCATTTTCAATGAATATTTTAACTTTGTCAATGATATGCTCATTTCCAATATATCCATCCAATGTATCGGGTCTAAATGCTTCTACCCAAAGTGTATTTTCTGTTACTCCAAACATAATTTATTTTTTTCCTGTTGAGCCAAATCCACCAGTTCCTCTAGTAGTATTAGATAATACTAATACCGATTCCCAATTTATTTGTTCTACTTTATTTAATACTAATTGACCTATTCGTTCGCCTTTTTCTAGATAAACTTGTTCATGTCCATGATTAATTAGAATTACTCCTATTTCTCCTCTGTAATCAGCATCAATAGTTCCTGGACTATTTATAACAGTTATTCCTTTACTATATGCTAATCCACTTCTTGGTCTTACTTGTATTTCATAACCTATAGGAATTTCTACATATAATCCAGTTTTAACTAATAATTTATCACCTGGATTTATAGTTGCATCGTGATTTGATCTTACATCACATCCAGCGCTTCCAATTGTTTCATAACTAGGAAGATCATTATCTGATTTATTTATTACTCGTACTTTCATCTTAATTTTGTAATTGAACTAACCAATAATTTGAATCAAAATCAGTACCAGTAAAATCTATTCTTGCTAATCCATCTGATGATATATGCATCGTACCTTTGTCACCTTTATTTGCAGTTAACACTTCTTTAAGTTTATCTGCAGAAAAACATATAGGTTCCATTGCATCATTTCCACCATCCATTTCAAATGTAACGTTATCAGAATTAATTGTTGTATAATTAATAATAAATTTAATTTTACCATTTTGAACTTGAACTGCAAAATTCTTTGCATCAGGTAATGCATTTTTTGCTTTTATAAATTTATTAACAAATAATTCGTCAATATCAAATGTAACATTATATTCTGGTTCTGCGTTAATTGCTGGAACAGCTGGTATAACAGAAGTGTCAGCTAACATAAATGTCATTGTTGTGCTGCCTTCTTTAATTTTCATTGCATAATTTTTGCCTTGTGCATCTTGAACATCAATATCAATTTTGTCACCAACAGCTGATAACATCTTTGTTAACGCACCTGTATGATTGATACCTAATTCTCCTGACATAAATGGATCTGTTTTCCATTTAACTTTACCTACTACGGTTTGATCTACATCTATTAATTCACAATTAACAGATTGTCCATTTGCTTTAACAGTTACTGCTTCGCAGTTTCCTGCTAAATAGTATCTATTAATAAATGATTGTAACTTACTTTTTTCCATTGTTCTACCTTTTAAAATTTAAAAAATTTATTGAATTGATTTGCATCGGTAGTTGATATACTATCACCACCAAACTTTTTATATGTTTTCTTATATGTTGCATATACTTTCATTGCACTGTCTGGATCATCAAACATATCATGTAATGATAATATAACGTCATATAAGTCTTTTGGAATTGCTGTTTCTAACAACTCAACATGATTATTTACTAGTTTACTAACATCTTTTGCTATATCAACATAAAGATGAGTATTATGTATAACCATTCTAGGCATACCTTCTTGGCTATATCTATCTAAACCTTTATCAGTTTTGCCACCTAAATAATCATATGTAAAATCTTTACAAGCTGGACAATCTAAACTACATGGAACGTATCTTGAAGTGTCAATGTCTACAGTTTTATTTGTTCTATTAGCATGTGCTTTTCTTCTATATTCATTATTTTTTGGAAAATATAATTCTGTAAATGTTTGTGTCTTATAATTCCCAGAATGAAGATATGTTCCAAATACAGGATATTGACCTGGTGAGCTTGAATCAGTTGAAAATAATACTCTATTATTAGTTAATTTATTTATTAACTTTTGTAATGTTGCTAATATAAAAAAATCTGATATCTTTGATATTCCTAATAAATGTATATATTTAACATGATTCTTTTCAAACTCTCTTTCTTGTAACATTAATGCTATAACATACATAAAGTCGACTAATTTTTTAGGACCTCCAATACACCATCCGTTAAATGCAAAATCTTTAAATTTATGATACCATTCTGCATATTCTTCTGTATACGTTCCTTGTATAACATTTAAAAAATCTGTCTTACCAGTTTGTTTAGATTCAAACCATTTAAAATTATCAAAACTAATATCCATAGATTCTGCAAATCTATTTTCATATTTAGCTCTAGGCGGAATATCTAAATTTGCTGCAACGTCTGAATTATGTTCTAACCATTCGAATATTCTTTCACGAATAGTACCATCCCATTTTAAAGCTCCTGTTGCTATTTGGAATCCTCCAGAATCACCAAATACTAATACACCATCGTCTAATCCTAATTGATCACGAAAATCCATTTTCTTAAAATGATGTCCGGCTGTTATAAGAAAATATGGATGTCTCCATTCTTCAGGATATTCTTTTGAAAAGAATCTACATGTAGTTCCATCTTCAAATTTCATATTCTTTTTGAATGCAGATACCATACTACCGGCAGATAACGATGGGTAATATATAAAATTTTTATCCATTAATCAATTACTTCCCATGATGAATCGCCTAGCTGACTAAATTTTGAGAATATAAATGTTACTATTTCTGCAGTTTGTTTATCTAAATGTCCTTTATCATCTAGTTGTTTTGCTAGAGTTTTAAAAGGTGTTTCTATAGTCATTCTTATTTCTTCTAAACCTTGTTTACTTATTTTCATTTTTCTTCCTCTTTTTTATTTAATAAACTTTTACAATATCCAGCTTCGTGCCAAATATTAATTTCATGATTAATTCCATTTGCTATAATATATCCTTCCATCTGTCTACCTAAATCAGATATATCTACTATTTCATTATGTCTATTAGGAAATAACATAACATCACTAAATGTATTTAATGCAGATTGTACATCAAATGGTTTATACATTCTTTCCTCGTCTATAAATTCTGGAAATGATCTAAATTTAGGATATACTATATCTGCTCCAAATGCAGTAGCTTCAATGACAGTCCATGATACATAATCTTGTAATGCGGAATTGAATTGTATACTACATGTAGCTAATTCTGTATAATATTCTTCTTTAGTTAGCCCTTCTAATAATATAAATCTAGGTTCTTCTTTTGCTAATGATCTTAATTTATCAATAACGCCTGGTAACATTGATCTAAACTCTTTGCCTGATGTAGTTACATGCCATTCCCAATCCGGATGTTGTTGTAAAAATTCTTTTGCTACTTCCATCATAAAAAATGGATTCTTTTCTTTATCTAATCTACTAGAATAAACAACAAATGGTTTTCTTTGTGCTCCTGGATCATAGCTTGGTAATTTATCTAATGTCTTTTGCTTATGAATAGGTAACGAAACAACATGTATTGGTGCTTCGAATCCAGCTGATCTTAATTGTTCTCTATGAATACTAGATCCTACAAATATGCCGGTCATTCTTTTATCTAAACCTAATTCAAAACCTCGCATCCATGTTCTCATTGGATATGTAAAATCATATTCATCTACACTTTGTGCATGAAGCATTGCATATATTTCTAATTTAATACCATATAAATCTGCTGCATATAAAATAGATCCTATACCAGGATGCCAATAATCTTGTAAAAATATAACATCTCCATCTCTAACTTCATCACGATTCATCATATCAAGAAAGTTACTACATTGACTCATAGCAAACTTACCTCTACCTACTGCATCTAATACAGCACCAATTTTAATTTGTTGATCTGAATCAAAGTCCCCTTCTACATCAATAAATTCAATTTTGCCAGAATCGACATATGGTTGAAATGTTGCCGGCATCCATTCTTTAGATAATTGATATGTATATCTAGCCTTTAACGGCTCTAATCCAAAATAAAATACTTTCTTCATATTAATACCCTAATTCTACTATTGCTCCATTCTCCCAATCTTCCCAAACTTCTACTTTATATAAATTACTATTTTTCTCCATAATCCAAGCACCAATATCTTCACAACTCATTCTACCAAATTCTAATATATTACCACCAAAATTAGTTCTTAATTGTTTCTTTAATCTTCTTTGCATTAAAATAAATTCTTCATCTCTATCTGTATGAGTTACTTTTGCATAACAACGAAATCCGAACATATGTCGATGTCTGTCAGATAAAAATCCTACTTCTGGAAATATTTCTTTAGCTTCTGGCCAACAATGAAATCCTTCCATACTAAATGATACAACTACTGAATATTTCATATTTCTTCGTCAAATTTATAGTTATCTGGACTAATCTCCATCATATTGCATTTAGTTACTTGATGAACTCTATACCATCCAGCATCAATTGATAATGTATCAGTAGCTTTCAACATCTCTAAATAAGGATCAGATATTCTATATATGATATGACACCTATTAAATAGATCTGGTTTTATTGCTGTTAATGTTTCTTCATTTGCTTCTATAGTAACAGCACTATTAGAATTATCTAAAATCCATCTTAATGTTTCTAAATAATGTTCTTCTTTTAAAGATTTTTTCATGAATTCGATTGTAAAATAATAATGTGGATATTCATTAAGATTTTTAATGTCTAATCCATAACTATTTTTATTACTGAAATCTAATTCTCTTACAAAAAAAGTCATAAGATCTGAATAACGACCTTCAACTTCTCTACCTTTCCATTGATTCTTACCGTACATATTTTTTATTTATTATAATTAATTTTATTGAATTATCCAAATGAAAAGAATTTATTCA